TACCTGCTGCTGCTAACCAAGGATAAGCAATTGCGTCATTACGCAAGAATGTGCTTAACATCATGTGACTTGGTGGAACAGCAACTAAGTTGCCATTTAGGTCTGATGACAATCCACTTGGATAGAACAGTGCCATATATTGACTACGGAACACTAGACCATCATCGCCTGACTGTAGAACATTTGAACTACCTGCTTGTGCCCATGCAGCAATTGCTGTTGCATCTGTTGGTAATCCCATTGGTGTGTCACCAACGATATATGCTGTAAAGTCTCTTTCAGCGTTAACTTGACCCATAGTCTGTGTCAATTCAACATAGTTAGGGCAAGCCATCAAGTTGAAGTAATTATCTTCATCACGTACTGATTGGTTGCTGACTAATGATGCTCTTAATGCTGAGACGACGATAGCACGTTGTGCCTGACGACCCATGTAAGGTGCACCATTTGCTTTATTACCAGACTGTGTTACCCATGTACTCTTCTCAGCTGGATATGGGCCAGAATCTGGGAAGTTAGTTGCAGATAGATAATTTACTTTCCAAGCCTTAACATTGTATCCTGAACGGCGTGTGTTGAACAACAACATACCTACTGGATATAATGACTGTTCTGGAGCATCAATATCAAGATAGTTGCTTGATAGTAATGATACTATGCTTGGAAGTGGATCATCTGCTGGGTTTGTTGTGCCGTTAGTTGCCCAACGTGCATCAGCAAACAAGATACCATCTGGACTTGTCTGATTTGTGTTATCTAGTAGTACCCACTGATCACTACCGTTGACACTCTGCCAACGATTTACTAGTGGATAATTTTCTAGATCACTTGTGTCGATCCATAGATCACCATAAACTAGTGGTGTTCCATCGCTTTGTGTCTCAGGAGCACTTGAACTGATGATTGGACCGTTTGGATCAGTTAGACCTGGTGTAGCTGTTGGGCTTGGGAAACCGTTACTATCATAACCTTGGTTTAGATAGCCTTTCCATGCACCATTATAATTAATCATAATGTCAACTTGATCTACTGCACTGTAATACCAGTAAGTATCATTTGCAGGAGTTGCTACTGGAGCACCTTCATTTGCATCATAAGTGAATTTTACCCAGTTACTTAACTGTGTAAACCAAGTAGTATTGCAGCTACCTGATATTAATGTTGCACCTGTTACTGCACCAGCATTAACTTTTGTAACGTATACTATTAGATCATTTGCTGGTGATGAACCACCGAGGCTTGTGCCTGGGAAAGTTACATAATCACCAACTTCATAGTCATCACCACCTGCAATGATGTTGAATGTGTAACGTTGATCAGTTGGGATAACGTTTAATGCTAATCCTGTACCTATACCTGTAGTGCCTGATTGTAGAACACTTAGGAATACTGGACTTGGATTGAAGCTATACTTGACACCATTTGTTATATTAGGAACAAATCCTGCAGTAGCTAATACACCGTTTGATGTTCCAGTTACTGCATCGTTAATCAATATTACACCACCTTCAGTGTGTGTCAATACGATTGCACCGCTTGGTGATACTGAAGCAGTTGTGTATGGAATATTTGCTAACTGCCATGCTTCAACGAAATCAGTAGCATCAGTATTGTCTGCTAGTGATACGCCATAGCCAGTTGATAGTGAGCTTGATCCTGGGACAGAAACATATACGTTCATTGCATATGGACCTGCGTTAAACTGTGGATTTGTATTTGTACCGGTTACAACTGTTGGACCAGTAGCTAATCTCTTCCACAAGTAAACAGGAGCCTCACCAGATGTTGATCCTGAGTTATTCCAGTTATACTGTGCATATACAGTGTTTGCAGGGATAGCTTGACCACCAGTTGAATCTAGTGATGCTATTGCAGCCCAGTCACTTACAGATAGTGCTACATTCTTTGGTACCCAATCTGCAACTGTTGAGCTATATTGTGATACTGCTGGTACTAGACCATTACCCTGTGAACCAACCTTGATCCATATTGCACCTGTTGGGTTAGGATATTGCTGACCTGCTTGCCATAGTGGCTGCTGTGCTGATGTACCATAACGAACATGAGGCTGATAATAAGTACCAGCTGGAATGCCTAGATCAGTTAGTACAGTACCTGTACCTGCGGTCACTGCAATTCCATTTTGTGGATAATGTGGCATTACTGTGCAGAATAATTCTAGTCTGCCTGCTGCGTTTTCAGCAGCACCTAATCCTGCCCAACCTAGTGTATTAATTATGTTTACTATACCACCTACTGTGTTGTTTGGTGCAGCTGGTACGGTGATAGTTACGTCTTGATTATTACCTAGACTTAATGTGAATGTATTGCCTGCTACTAGAACAGGATTGCTGTTTGTACCAACAACTGTTGGAACACTTGCTAACCAATCACCTTCTCCAATTGAAACCCATACATTATCCGCAGTCTTATAGAAGAACTGCTGAGAATCTGCGTCCCATGGTGGAGAGTATGTTTGTGGGCCCTGTACTGGAGTACCATCATCTTCTGATGCTATAACAACAGCATAATCACCTACGTTACCTATGCTTGATAATGGAAGATTGTTTGATATCAATGCAGGATTTGTTATTACAATAGGATCTTGTAAATTAAATGTCTGAGTTGTTGCATTCCATTCATAGATACCCCATGTTGATGTTGAGACATCTTGCCACCAAGTACCATTTGCTGGAGCACCTACTGGACGACCTGCTGAACCTTGTAGTTCTGCTAAGTCTACGTCTGCTCTTAGAATGTATGCTGAATTAGTTGCACCTAAAGCGTAATATGCTGCAAGTAAACCGTATTCGTTTAGTTCGCCGCCCTGTATAGGATTGCCTGAACTGTCTGTTTGGAAGTATGGATTGCCGAAAAGACTTACTAAGTCTCTTTGGCTAGTTACACGATACAATTTACCAGCGTTTGCTGCTGTAGTACCTTGTGCTACGCCTGTTCCGTTTGGATTTGCCTTGTCCTGCTGTGTAGCGATAAGAACGAAGGGAACTGAATTTTGGGCTGCAGGTAGATATTGACTTTGATCAATTATTGTAACTTGCACGCCAGGTGATACTAAATCTGCCATTGTTTTATTTCCTATGTTGTAATATTTTGAGGGTTACACCCCTGATTGCTTAATAGTATTTATATAATATGATAAAAAAGTGACGGTTATCATACCTTCGAAGGTTTTCATAATAAATATACGTATGGCTTTGTCAAGACCCTTATGTAAAGCATGTAATAAGCGTCATGCTGCTGTTAACTACATTAAAAATGGAGTTAAACATTATAGATCACGTTGTGATGAGTGCGGGGCAAAAAAGAAAAAGCAGCGTCCTAGAACACCCAATTGGGAAAAAGCAGGGTACAAAAAGAAAACAGTTTGTGATAACTGTGGCTTTAAAAGCCTATACCCAACACAGTTAATTGTGTATTATGTAGACGGTGACCTAGAAAATAATCAAAATACAAACCTTCGTACAGTATGTTTAAACTGTACGGAAGTTATTAAAAAGAAAGATATTAACTGGAAGCGCGGTGACTTAACAATTGATTATTGAGTCGATCTTACGATGTAACTCGTCTACTGTGCCGCTGTTATCAACATAGTAATCATAATCAAGACCAACACTGCTGTATTCACTAGCATGTACATTATGCTCCTGTAAAGTTATCAGACCGTCTTTATTACCAAAATTATAAGCAACCGCAGCATCATACCAGGGAGGATTGTCACCCCTAGTTACTCTAATAGTCAACCCTCCCATTCTTTTGATAGATTTCAATTCATTGGGGAATCTGCAATCGCTGAGTACAATGTTGTCCTTTGTAGTACGTAATTGATTTTCAATACTAGCGATCCAAATATCATCATGGAACGCTCTGCGTCCTACTTCTGTACCCCATTGCTGAAGTACTAAACGAGGTGTAAGGTTAGGTATGTCTAGCCTTTCTGCCCACCAGGGGTCAATAGTATCACGCCATTGACGGCTATACTTTGTTGTACCCTCAAGCAAATCACGATCCCAACCAAAGATACTTGCTACAGCATCTTTAAGTGGTCCGGCGTAACTCATACGCTTGAACCCCTTGAATGTAATAAGATAGTCGGCAATAGTATCTTTGCCGCTGCCTATAAAGCCTGCAATTCCTACGATCATTGTGTAATTATATAAGATGTTTAAACTAAAATCAACCCTGAATCCACGTTAATGGCTGACTATAATCTTGATATTTTCTCAAATCATCAAGCATTCTTTCCATTTCAGCCTTTCCTTCAGATTTCATAGCAGTACCATTTAGTGAAGTACCACCGCCTGGACCAGCGATTGAACCATATTTTTCACGGGCTTCACCAATAATAATTTTTAGTTGTGCTAAAATAAAATCAGCTATCCAAACTCCTGCGCCCGGGTCTTGTAATAGTTCTAGTTCTGGACGTTGAATATCTGCCCATATCAATACACGCTCACCTGTGCCCTTGAAGTCACGCACAGTACGTAACACTTTAGTCACAGGATTGAATGTATATGTGACATAACCACCGAACATACGTGCGGCTAATTCAACATATCCAGCATAGAAATCATAAGTTGCCATGCCACCTGTATAGTTATAGTTCAATAGATATGTGTTTAGGATAGCACTACTGAATGGGTCAAAACTTGTGCTTGAAGGTCCTGTTTCAAGACCTACTGTTCTACGGAATATAGCACGAACATTGATAAACTCGCTTGGAAGAGTATACGTATCAATGTTCTTGATAATCGTCATGAGGGTATAACTTTCAACTGTAGCGTTTTGGGCACGTTGACGATATACCTTTATAGCATAATCATATGCTGCTTCAAAATGTTGCGGATCTAATTCTAAGTCAATGATACCGTCGCCTAAACGATAGCGAAGGTTCATGTATAGAGTTTCTTTAAGTTGCTCTAAATTAGCATTTGTTGGTACTGATAGTGGATCCGCTGACATGTTATATCCCGATTAATAATAGTATTTATCGGGATATAAATTTATGTAAACTCAAAAAACTGATCTCTGATAGAAACGTTTGCTGACATGTTCAGCATATTTTCTAATCTATTTGGTCTTATTCTAAACTTGAAATTTGTACCGGTATTTGAATATTCCAAAACACCTAAAAATTCTTTAAATTGTTGTGAATCGCTAAAGTTGAACCCCTGCTGACTTACATGTTGTGCGAGTTGACTCCTTACACTTTCATAGTACTCAGCGATACGTTCTTGTGCATCGTCATTATCTAAATAAGTTAAATCGATACCAGTAATCTTAGTTGTATCATGACTAATTGTCAACAAGGCTTGTAACTTACGATAGACAGCACTATTGATATAATCTGTATTGATGATATCAGCAGCAGTCATACTCGCAATAGTCCAATTAGTAGTAGATGAATCCTTTTTAGACTTTAATTCAATATCATAATCAGACAGGTCAGGATTACCATTACCTGGATCTATAATTCGTAGTTGACCTTTAATAAGACTATCAATATATTTTCCATAAGCACCATCATCATTTTCATTCAGATAGCCGGGAAATTGATGCCCTACAAGTTTGTCGAAACTACGTTCTGCTACTCTAACTTTTGTAATTTTTGGATATTTTTTGTTAGCCATTATAAATCACCTGCCTTGCGATTCTCACTATAATGTACGTCAAACTGTCCGCCCGGATAACGTGCTTCAAGTTTCTTTACGTTCTCAGCAACTACATCATTTGGATCTAGGTCAAGTGCCCTGCAAGCATTGATCCAGTACCACATGATATCACCAAGTTCCCTCTTCATGTGAAAACGTGTTTCTTCAGTTAGGGGCTTACCCTGAAACACCATCTTCTTTACGATTTCTTGAAACTCACCAGTCTCACTACCTAGACCAATAGCACCACAAAGCAATAGCGGGACGTTGATATCTGGACCATGCATGTACTCACCGTCTGCACCATATGATTCATAATTAGCATCTAGGCGATCAAGACGATTCATGAAAAGTGTGAGGTCTTGGCTCTCTTTGCTAGTTACTGCTTCAACGAAATCTTTATACTTGTTTAAGTCAACGTTTTTCATAGTTTGTTATCCGCTATATCTCTAAAAATTTTCTTTCTCTGTTCTTCACCAATTAATGCATCAAAAATCTGTCTTGATTTATATGCCATAACAGATGCAATCATCAATAGTTCTTCTGTTGTTTGTACACTTCGCACAGCCTGCTCGACTGGAGCCATGTATACAGCCATTTTTAATTCTGCCTCTGAGGGCACTTCTGATTTATTTTCTTCTTGTGTCATACTAGTTCCTTAAACATTTCTTTTCTACCCTCTTCGCCTATTGTAGCATCAAAAATTTCTTTTGTACGCTGCATCATAGCACATGCTAACATTAACTGATCGTTTCGCGTTTGTAAAGTCAAAATGGTTGTATCGATTACAGTCATTAATGTTTCCATACGCTGTTCAATTGGATCGTAACTCTTACTCATTAGAATGCCCTCAATATAATCATGTTAGCGTTGAAGCGACCGTTTGGTGCTGCACCAACTGCTTTGATACTGTCAAAGAATTTACGAGCAGCAGGCTTGCTACCCATAATCTGCTTGATCTGCTCTTCAGGCTTACGCAATGTTTTGATCTGCGATTCCTTAGTACAGAAACCAAGAATAGTATTGCCCTTGACACCAATGCTCTTAGTGTACTCATCAGCAACATAGTGATGAAGTTTACGCTTCTTAGTATCGTAGACCCACGCTTCGCTGCAACCATGAAGTTTAGTGGGGCTAATACTCTCAAGTTCAAGTTTCTCCAACTTGAAAGTTTTGAGATACTTGAGTTTGCGTACAACCTTTTCTACCGGTACAGGCTTCTTAGCGCGGGGCTTCTTGCCTGCTTTCTTCATACCGATATATGCGTTCAAGTCAGCGATAATAGTTTGAATGTTACTGATAATGTTCTTCAACTGAACCTTACCGAAACGTTCGTATGCCTCATTCAACTGTTCGTCCTTACCTTCGAGGACATCTTCATATTCATTCAACTTACTTTCCCACGCACTCACCAATATAGGTACATGCTGTGGTAAAATGTTGCGCTGTGACAGCACATCCATTGCTTTGATACCGTCTTTACCAGCACCACTCTTTAGATAGTCATCCCACAATCCCTCAAGTTCACCACCAACTTGTAGAGTACGCTCACGCATAATTTCCTGAACGTTGGGGCGATTGCCTACTACAACTTGTTCATCATTAGTCTCTTCGGGTTGCGTTAATGCAACAAGACGATCAACTTCATTAGACAACTTATCAAGAGTGTCCTGATCGACATTGCTACCACGAACAATGCAACGTGCTAGCCAACCATACGTGGGCTTAATGTGACGCTCGTTGACTCGTCGAATAGTTTTGCTTAACTGTTGCTTTCCTGCAACTTCAAGATACTGCGCGATAAAGTCGCGGGCATCCTTCTTATCATAGAAGTGATTGTACCAATTAAATGCTTTGCTCAAGTCCCATGCATTACTAACAGCCTCGCTGTCGAATTTGGGCTCTGAACCAATATACTTCGCATCGGGATCGCGTGGATGCAACTCTTTGATTTCAGACTTAGTTTTCATTATAAAATAACTCCGTTTCTACGATCAATTTATACATTTTACTACAGACAGCAGGTAAAGTCAACACCTTTGTAAGTCATTGATTTTAATACTAAATACAACATATGCCAAAACTGTCTTTATATACCCCCGTTAAACAAAACGACTATAAGTTTATGGATAGAACAATATCCGAAATGTTAACTGTCGGGGGTACCGATTTATACATTCACAAGTATTTGGGTCCAAACGCACAGACTCCTAGCCCTGATTATACACAACCTCAGTATGTCAGTCCTAGCCCTACTCAAATACAAGATTTACTATTTTTAGAAAATCGTGATAGAGTATATGACCCAAACATTTATCGTTTGCGTGGTCATTACAATGTTCAGAATTTAGATTTCGATCTAAGTCAATTTGGCTTATTTCTAAATAATGACATTATTTTTATAACCGTTCACTACAACGATATGATCGATATCGTTGGTAGAAAATTAATGGTGGGCGACGTTCTTGAGCTACCGCACTTGCTTGATTATAATCCTTTGAGAGAGGATATTCCAGTTGCATTAAAACGTTTCTATCAAATCACAGATGCTAACTTTGCAAGTGAAGGATTTAGTCAAACTTGGTATCCACACTTATGGCGCATTAAATGCGAACCACTTGTTGATAGCCAAGAGTTCAGTCAAATATTACAAGAGCCAATTAACCAAGACAATTATCTTGGTCAGTGGGATAAAGATAAAGGTTATCCTCCAGGCTATGTAATTACATATGGTGACAAAAATTATATCAGTATTACAGATGTACCACCCGGAGTATTTCCTCCCAACCCTGCATACTGGCAAGAAGATACTGGTCAAAGTCTAAAAGATATACTTGCTACTTACAACAAAAATATTGAGATCAATAATGCTCAATTGGAAGAAGCCAAACGTATATTACCTAAGGCAGGTTACGACAATTCAAATCTATATGTTGTTCCAACATATGGTATCTATGAAGCAAATGATACATTAAGTAACAAACTTGATCAGCCTGCTCCACCTATTAACGTAGTAACTTACTCAGGCGGAAGCCCGGGTACTGGAAGCTTCGCTACTGTAGTTTACATGAAGCATCCTAAGTATAAGAAAGCAGCGCCAGCAATTAAAATTTCAAAAGATACATTAAAGTCTATTTGGGATTTAACTGCGGACATGGATCATATTGACAAACTAGATAAGTTTGTTCAAACTAGTTTGCAGATTGTAGAAGAAGCTCCTGAATTAACAAGCAGCGGCAGTGGACCATTAGTAGGCAATCAAGTATTAACTGTTCAATCTATGGGTCCAATCACTGGCCCATATGGTACAGCAGACAATACTTACGCAACTGCTGATGCTGATCTAACACAACCGGGCTTTACAGGCACTGTATCACCTGACATGGACTGGAGAGCGGACTGTATTCCAGGATTCCAGTATATTACAAGAGCAAGTCCAAGAAGCTTTGGTTATGAAGCAGGCTACTTGACAGGCGACGGTACAGCACCAAACGGTTATCCGACAGGTGCAGGTATCAGCTTCCCACAAAATCCACAAGTGGGTGATTACTTCTTACGTATTGACTATGCACCACAGATACTATTCAGATGGAATGGTCAGATGTGGGTTCGTATTAGCGAAAATGTCAGAACAGAAACCGGCTTTACACTAGATGATAAATCACAACTATCAGGATTTATAAATGATAATGGTGAGATTTTCCTAAACGCTACACAGGAAGTTGTGCCAGAAGCACAACCACTTTCATCTGTACTAAGCATAGCGCCCGACAACTTACCCCCATTACCTTAAGAGTAACACATGGCACAATTTTTTTACGACAATCAGATACGCAGATTCTTATTACAGTTTGCTAAAATATTTTCAAACTGGTATGTAACAAAAGGTAAGGATCCTAATGGCAATGACATACTTGTACGTGTGCCTATTATGTACGGTGATCAGAGCAGACAGGTATCCACTGTAATTGCAAACAACAGTGCAAGCAATTTGCCAAGCGCACCATTGATTACGTACTATATTACAGCATTAGAATACGATCAACGTAGAACACAAGTGCCTACATTCGTTGATAAAATAAATGTTCGTCAACGTGCGTACAATACAGAAACACAGAGCTATGAACAAGTACAAGGACAAGCATTCTCAATTGATAGATTGATGCCAGTACCATACACATTGCGTGTTCAAGTAGATTTTTGGACTACAAACTATAATCAAAAATTAGAATTGATTGAGCAATTAGGTACATTGTTTAATCCTAGTCTTGAAATACAAAGCACAGATAACTTTGTTGACTGGACTTCATTGAGTGTCGTTTATCAAGATGGATTAACTTTTAGTAGCAGAACGATTCCGCAAGGCACAGGAAATCCTATCGATGTTATGACTTGGAAGTTCTATATGCCTATATGGATCAGCACAAGTTCTAAACTGAAGAAACTAGGGGTTATCGAAAAAGTTATTGCAAGTATATTCTCAGGCAATGCTATACAAGATATGGCAGATGATGATTTATTATTAGGTACTCGTCAAAAGATTACTCCGTATGGTTATAAAGTTTTATTAATTGGCAATACACTACAGTTATTACCAAATGCTAGTGCGTTTAATCCTCCAAATACTGATTTGGATAATCCAACACCGCCTAATACTGACTTGTATTGGCCAAGCTTACTAAACGTATATGGCGCATATAGACCAGGTATTAGTCAGATATGGTTACAAAATCCATATATGGATACTGACATTGTGGGTACAATTGTTGTTGATCCTACCGATGCGCGTTATTTGATTTACAATATTGACGTAGACACACTACCTCAAAATACATTAGATCCAGTAAACGCTGTTATTAATCCTCAATTACAAGGACCAAACGCAGGACTGCCAGGACCTATACCAGGTATTAGATATTTGATTGTAGAAGATATCGGAGAAGAGGGTGTATCAACTATAGCCTGGGGTAATTTAGTAGCCAAAGCAAATGACATCATACAGTTTACTGGCACAGAATGGATAGTAAGTTTTGAAGCTGCCGCTGCAACTACAGTTGAGTATGTCACTAACATGACTACTAATATACAATATCGTTATGTAGATGAAGAAGGGCAATGGATGAAATCATATGAAGGTTGGTATCAATCGGGTGATTTTAGTATTGTAATTTAACCATTTAGATGTTACAATTTCTTAATGACTAATACTTCGGCGGGAATATTTTTTTATTGCACCTCTACAAATAGGTTTCTATTCTTATTAAGAAATGATAAGAATGGAAATACTTGGAGTATTCCTGGCGGTAAGATTGAAAAAGATGAAACTCTTTTTACGGGACTGGAAAGAGAATGTGCAGAAGAGATAGGATACTTTCCCGAAAATGCAAAATTAATTCCCATACAAAAATTTGTCAATAATACATTTACATATCATACATTTTTTTGTGCTGTTACTTCTGAATTCATACCAATACTTAATTACGAACACAGTGGGTATGCATGGGTAGATCAGGGGTTATATCCTAAACCTATGCATCCAGGATTATGGAGTACAGTAAACATTGATTTGGTTCAAGAAAAATTACAATCTTTGATTACAAAATAAAAACGGGGCCTAAGCCCCGTTTCTACTAATCATTACTGATTATTTTAGGCTGACAAAAACATTTGAACTGCTTCAAGACCGGTAGCACCTAATATAGCTGCTGCACCCATTAGCATCCATTTTATTTTTTCCATGGAAGCAAATTTGTCTGATAACTCATCATGAGATGCCTGAGTAGAGTCTTGGAAATGTTTCAATATTTCTTTAGTTTCTACCATATTTCTATCCAAGCAATCATGAAGATCCTTTATCTCTGACTTTAAATCATCAATTTTTTCATCCAAATTTTGAACTTGGACTTGTAAAACTGCGATATCAGTTTCTGCCTTTTCAAATCTTTTAATCTTTGCTGTTGCAGCTGCCATGATCGTTGCCTATTAAGCCTTATTAATAGTGACGATTGGATATGGCTGACCACCATAAGTGTTAGCAGCATAAGCACTATTGAAAGTACCGAATGCTGGGCTACTGTTGTTGATGTTTGCAGTTTCATTTGGCAATGCTGTCTCGCCAGATGTTGATGTAAAGATTTCAACAGTATGATCACTTAGTGATTGTACCAATGTAGTTGCTGCGTTAGCATATGTAGCAATGATTGACATTGTGTTTGGCAACAATGCTGCGTTTGCTAAATTTGCTGTATAGCAAGCACCAACTAGCCCTGATGTAGTTCCCTTGACAAGATACTTTTGTTTGCCTTTCTGACGAACAATATATCCTGCTTCGTTCAATGCATATGAGAATGTACCATTAGTTACATCAACTAGAGCGTTTGCATCTAGTTCTAGTTCTGTTGCGTCTGTTACGCTATCGACGAAACCAATCAATTCACCGTCAGCATTTACCAATACTGAACCTGCTGCTAATTGTGTGTCGAATGCTGTACCTACGCCTGTGACAGTTGTGTTACCTGTGTCACAAGTCAATGTACCTGTCCCTGCTACACCGATTGATACTCGGCAAAGAACTTGACTACCATAGATTGCTGTGTTACCACCAACTACTGAGTAAGTGTTTGCGTTTGTTGCTGGATAGCCTGCACCACCATTTGGATTGTTGAAATATGCGTCAACTACACCAACTGATGCTGCTACAGTTACAGGACCTGCTGTACCTAAGTTAAACTTAGTGTATGTTGGGTTTGCTGATAACTGTGTTGCTGAAACAGTAAATGTGCTATTGTTACCTGCATTCAATACTTCTAATATCCAGTATGTAGTACCGGCTACTAGATTACCTACGTTAGTTGCAGGAATGAATGGCATACCAGCAATAATACCTAGAGTAGTAAAGTTTGCATTTGTTGTAACAACTTCTGTTGTGCCGTTTGTTGCTGTGATAGTAATAACGGCTTGCGCTTTTGCGATTTTAAGTGGACGACCCATTGTTTTGTTCTCCTATATAGCCGGGTTCTAGCCGGTACGCGGCGGGGACCGCATAAATTCATAACAACAACGTTATGAATATATTATATTTATCAAAAAATGCTATTTTATTGCGCGGTGTATTATTCGCCGACAGGCGCGCCGAGTTCTGTTACAGAAAATATACCACTACCACTTACGCTGATATAAGCAATTTTATTGCCTTCACCTACAATAAAACTATTGTTTACTGTATTGGCAGGAATGATTTCGCAAGCAGTTAGATTAGCTGTTGGATTAGTACCTACTGCTACAGCGATTGCGCTGCTAGTAGTTGAGATACGGACCTTTTCAGTGTTTGATGCTGCTGTCTGTTGACTTGATCCGCTAGGTGTGTAAATTGCTGCTGCCATGATATTATTTATCTTACAATCTACCGATCACTACTTCGATAACACCTTCTTCGCCTTCAAAGTTAGCAAGTGATTTACCTATCACTGTACCCATAGCAGGTGCTGTAATTGCTGCTTTAGCATAGCCACCACCAGCACTAATCATCATATCACCTTTATGAACTTTGCCTTTTACTTTACATGGTACACGACCTTGTAATGCGATAGCTACGGGGTGTTCGCATTGTATCATGCCGTTCATTACATACGCAGGGTCGGCTGATACTACGCCAGCAACTTTATTTGTTTCAATACCTGCTAATGTGACTTCTTGTTCACCACCAAAAGCCAAAACTGTACCCACTGGATAATTTTTATCACCTGCGTAATACTCAGCTAAGTCAGCATATGTAGCTGTTAATCTTGTGCCGGGTGTTAGTGACCAATTACCAGTAATTGTGCCTGCTGTAGTATTGGCTCCTGTACTGATGCTAGTTGTTATAACATTGCTTGCGTTCGCAGTACCAACTAGTGTCAAAACACTTGTAGTATTGTTGTATAGGAAATTTGCACTACCCTGTAATATACCATTAATGTTATACTGTATAGAAGTATTTGCACCTTCTGCTTTTGTAGTTGAACCACTGATTGCACTTAAGCATCTACCACCCGGGCTATATGCTTCTACGTTAGTAAATGTGGCAGTACCTATGCTTAGTGTGTTGCCTGCTACACCATTTGGTAATAATATATCTGATATTGTTATGTCAGTACTATTAACAATAGATTTTACATAGTATGCAATGTTAGAAACTAAACCACTGTTTAAAGTATCTACATTTCCTATAAATGTAATAGGTGTGTTAATTGCAAAAACACTTGAGTCTGCAAGTGTAACCACGCTGCCTGCGCTATTACTATTACTTGCAGTGCTATATGGAAATGCCCCATATCCGCTTGTATTTACTGGTATGGTTAATGTACTGTCAGTGTAAAGAGAAAAACTGTTTGATGTTAAAACGTTTGCGTAATAAGTGCCACCGTTTAGTTGGGTCATACCTAGTACATTTGTTATTGTAATTTCACTACCATTAGTAAAGAAATTATCTTCTGTAGTTGTTATGACTCCGGGATTGGCTTGGCTTGCATTTAATATGAAACCAGCAATAGTACCCTTGGTAGTCCAAGATAAATTACCTGTACCGTCTGTTTCTAGAACATAACCTAATGCACCGCCATCTATCTTAACATTGCCTACGTTACCTAAAGTAAGTAGACCACCTGCTTCTCCGCCCTTGTTAACCCAATTTTCGCCATCGAAAGCGAGAACTTGACCGTTTTCTATAGTGTCAGCATCTATATCTAGATTACCTACACTACCTTCAATTTGACTGAAACTGACGTTTGAATAAGATGTTAAAACTTCGATGTTCTCAGCAGGGTCTTCCTTACCAATGAATAGACGTTTTTCGTCACTTGCGAAACCAAATTCTGCTTCGTCTAATTGTGGTAGATCGACTAAATCGCCTGATCTCTGCTGTATCTTGGATATCTGTATAATTGCCATAGTTGTACTTTACCGGTAGTACAACTATTTATGCAAGTGGGCTACAGGAATTGTTTATAATATTCTTCTAATCTGGAGAACCATTTATCCTTATAATAGTCGAATTCTTTACCCTCGACTATAAATTCTTGATATTGATTATCAGCACTACACATGAATATTACACCCTTACGTATATTTGTACCCCATACTTCATTGTGTGCTGTTGCGTATGCTGCTAACTGTAAAAAATAATCATCGATCCATTCACGCTTTTTAGGCTTATTTGTCTGCTTATGGTCCATGATCGCTTCACTATTGTCATGCACTCCCACTAAATCAGTAGTTCCTGCATAGACTTCAGGGAAGTATAGACTGACTTCTGTGCCCCAAAATTCCTGACATTTGCTTAAGCCTTGATTGATAATCGTCTGTGCCATCTGATGGCTTTGTTTGCTATAAGGATTACTTCCGGGATCACCTGTATTACCAGTCTTGACATGATTCTCAAGCCATTTGTGCATACGTGTACCGCGTCCTGCTGCTTCGGCAGTAATCTGCTTTGCTTTCTCTTCGCCTACACGTTTACGCCATTCACGTAGTGCTTGCTTGGCTTCTTCTGGTTTTGTTGCATCCAATATTGTGGTGACACTGGGTACTGCGTGACCGTCAGGGGTCATATACTTACGTGAACCATTTATAGTTTCGCGTTTTAATTCTTTATAGGGAAATTTATCAGGTATGTAAATCAAATTGTAAAACTCTCACCGCATCCGCAGCGTCCTGTTTCTTTAGGATTAATGAATTCAAATCGTTCATTTAGTCCTTGCTTTACGTAATCAACGGTTACGCCATCTAAAAATGATTCTGCTAATGGATCAACAAACACTGTAAATTTATCATAGTGTCTGCTGTAAGCAGATATGGGAAGGTCGGCAAACTCAAGGGTATAGGCGTAACCAGAACAGCCTGTTTGTTTCACGCCTATAATGATCCCTATGCCTTTGCCGCGCTGTTCTAGTTGTTCGGTAAATCTTTTTTGTGCGTTTTCGGTTAAATTTATTAACATAGTTATTTAATTACTATAATATATTTTTTAAGACATGTCAAAACAAATGGTCAATACCATTCATCTAAACGAGAAATAATATAATCAGCAGTCTTTTTATTGCCTAAACTAGTGAAATGTCCTATATGGTTGATGTCGCCTATAGATAATCTATCCTCTAAAAATATTGTACCTATATCGCCTATCATTCGTGTCATATCAATATCAGTGTCTATATAACCTAATGAAAACATCTCTATTCTACTTAAATTATAGTACTTTAATAATGTTTGAACTGCTTTAATATATGCGATACTATCTTTGCGCAAAACTTTATCGTTAAAATGGTCTACCATGTATGCTTTGATAAAATCTTTGTCAAAGTAATTATTTTCAGCGATGTTTATAGGGCGTCCATATCGTCTGTTAAAAATTTCTTTTCTAGTATAATCAGTCCAAACTATCATGACTAATGGATTTTTCTTATCTTCTTCCACTATTCTTTGTATATCCGAATATGCTTTTTTAAAAATATATTCGTTACCAGCACCGCCTACACCAAAGTTATGTAATTCTAAATCATAATGTTTGGCGACTATCTCTGCAAACAAATCTGGTTTAGGAACGTCATCATTAAACGCAAAGCTGTCACCAACAACGTATAAGTAATCGAATTTTGAACGCATTGTGAATTATTTTAATGCTTTATTAGCCATTTGTTGAACAACTTTTTTGTTGTCTGATGCGGGTGGAGACACGCCCTTAGATTCTTCCTGACCTACGAATACAACCTTGTCACCTTGAATATTTTTGATGACTTGATTTAGTGGTGGTTTGCCAACCATATTATATAGATCAGTTTTGTCTAATATAATGTCGTACTTCTGAAAGTACTGTAGTAAGGTTTCTACATCCCAATCGAAATTAACCTGCTCATCTTCAAGATCAGACTTCAATTGATCTATAGCCACAACAATACTACCAACTAATGGCTTAGTATTGTCGAATTCATAAAGACGCATTATTATCTCTTAGCGCGACCTACGTCACCGATTGGCTCTTCAGGCTCTTCTGGTGGTAAGTCTGCTGCGATATCTAGCTCTGCTGTTTCTTCGCCACCTGGAACTTCTTTGGTTGCGATGTCTGTTACAGCCATTTCTTCACCGCCTGGAGGAGGAGCGCCGAATGCTTCAGAACTACCTACACCAGTTAACTGATTAAGTGCAGTTTGCAATGTAGTCTTGCTTGCACTTAGTGTTTGATTTAGTGTAGTTAATGCTTCACTTGCTGATTGGTTGAATGCTGCTGATTCGTTAACACCGATTTCTGATTGGATGCTATCGGTCAATGCTGGAAGTTCTTTAACTAGCATGTCATTGACTTCTTCGATCATCTTCTGAACGCTATTAACTAAATCTTGTGCTGCAAGTATAACTTGTGACTTTTCTACTTCTTCGTTTTCTACAACGATGCGTGGTGTCTTTAATGTCTGATAATGTTCAGTTAAAGCTTGACCCATAAAAACCAACTTCATGTATGTTGGGCTGTTCTGATTCTTGTAGAAATCAGGACTTGACTTGGCTTCTTTAATTAAACCAACTACTTGAGAAAGCATTTCTTTAGTAGTCTTGCGATCTAATTTGCTTGCATCGAAATGAAAATCAAAATTTTCTTTTAATGCTGCTGTTGCTGTGTTTTTACGGTCTAAATCATTAAGTTTCATAAAAATAGTCCCAATATGTGTTATGTATTTATCACTAATATGTGATTATTTAATTTCATTCTCTGCGAACTTCTTGGATTGCATGTATTTAGAAGTAGTGATATATGCTTGTATTTCTTGGCTCAGTTCTTGCTTTTTGCGTTTTTCTTCTACTAATTTAGCCATGAATATTTGCTTATCGATTAGGTCGTTTGATTTGGTTAGCAGTCTCTTGTGTTGAGCTATAGCTACATCAATACCGCCTAAAGCTAAGTCTAATTCTATCAATCTTTTTACTTCTTTATATTTTTTATTCTTGTCAAACACACACCAAGTTACAGCGGTTTTTAAAGATGAAAAACTGTAGTTTACAGGTTCGTTATCTACTGTAACAGCAAAGCCCGTGCTAGACGGGATGACTTTATATGTACCAAAAAGATTGTAGCTGCCATCATCTTCACGAATGATTAGCAAATCTCTAATTTTACTAGCTAAATCTTTATAAATCATATTAATATTTAACAAAATATATGTTTTTATAATCTTTTGTGGTATCTAGGAAAGATCCTAAATTTGGTAGTTCAGTGCCACATTTTATCATAGGTACAGACTGTATGTCTTTATACAAACATCCTAACTCGTCATCTTCGTCTTGAAATACGCTTGCATGATGTACTTCAAAATCGAAATTCCATACATTTACAAAGTCTTTATACTGATTTTTATAAACATTGCCGAACTCTGTATCGTTGATATGTACTAGTTTTTTAGTAGGAAAATTAATAACTTCAGGTTGACTTCTTAATGATACTGCTTGAAGTATAGTATCAAAATTACATTGTGTGTTTCTTTTAAAAAGCCACTCTTCGTAATCCTGCTCAGTTGAGGGTCTAGCACGATTTAATACTCCTGTTTGAGTGATATCAAACAATGTGTAACATGCTAGTCTTTGATTCATCCTGTATTTACAGCCACAAAAAAGCCCGAGAATTTTACTTCTCGGGCCTTAATTTTGTTACTTACAAGTAACTATTATGATGCGTCGCCAGTGAATGTTGCACCGACTGTTGCTGTTACGTTTGCTGATGTCCATGCATTTGCGAATGCTGCATCTAGAGTAGTTGTTGTCCAACCACCAGCTGGGTAAACTGCAATTGCTAGAGTATCGTCTGTAGCATTGTTATATTCATAGATATGAATAGTTGCTAACTGTTCGATAGTCTGGAAAGTTGCTTGAATGTTATCTAGAATCTGTGAACCGTTACCAGTTAGAGTGAAAAAGTCTAACTTTGGGCCTTGTGGCTGAACAGTTGCATCTGATGTGATAGCATTGACGCCAGTGTTAGTATATGCTGGTGCGTCTAACCATAGTACTTGTTTGTAGTCACCATTGACTCTTGTGAATTGTGCCATTTTAAAATCTCCTAAATGTTGTGAGACCTACTGTCTCATACTAGTATTTAGTCCTGGAGATAAAAAATATGGATTTGGACTATCTTTTTGCAGCCAAATTCTGACGGCTGAAGCCCATTCTATCTACAAATTTAACACCCTGACAGACAAATCCTTCTTGGCTAGGAGTACCGTCTTGTAAATAGCCCTGTACTGGGCTTGATTCTGCTGCTTTATGCAATTGAGAAACGACATCATTTTTAAGATTATATAAACTAATCCAAATTTTAAATAATCCAGCTAATGACTCTTTATCGCTGTTAATGTAATCAGTAAGTTTTTTACGCATACTTGCAGTCATTGGTCTATTTTCAAAGTAGGTTATAAAGTCATCATACAGATTATTCAAGTCACCTGATACTATCTTTTTATTAATATATGTTGTGAACAGTTGGCTAAATGCGCTTGCTGCTTGTGGGGCATTCTTCATGAATTTGTCTGAGCTAGTTCCATACTTTCTGATAGTACTTTGTGCGTCTTTTAATAACTTCGCATTGACTTTTAATTTTGGAGTGTTTGGCATAGCACTAGGAACTATGGCAACATTACTATTGTTTTTTAATTTACCTATCGTACCATTCAATGTTGTTGCTTGATCAGTGCTAACTGCATTTGGATCCAAGTATTGATGTACTGCTATTCCGGCTGCTTTGTTAGTAAACAGCTTACCAATGTCGCTGTCAGTATCTACTTTATATGTAATACCGTTAGGGTTAGCTTTAAATGTGTAGGCTCCCTTAACATCCTTTAAGGGTTTATGGAATAGTAAATCGCCCCAGTAATAACCTTTAGCACCTCTAGTTTCAGCATCTAGTCCTGGCCATATTTCTTGGATAAGTTCGTGTAGACCGCTACGCTCTACACCTCTATCCATATCATACTTTATAAATTGTTCAGGACTGTATATCTGTCTACCAGCACCGTCTTTCTTATTGAACATATGTTTGTCCATAATACTAAACTTACCATTGGGACCACGACCAAATATTAATGCTGGATATCCGTCCCATTTAATAGTTACATTTTGTGGACTTTTGATACAACTTTGAATTGCGTTAAGTGCTTGATTAGCACCTGTTAAACCTTGAAGAAAAACTAAATCTTCAGGATGATCTAAATGTCCTTTAGCCTCAGCAAGAACAATTTTTTCTATTTTGGAAGTTAAGCTTCTAAAGCTTTCAGACAAACTCATATTATGAACCTAATGATTTTATTAAGTCAGAATAAGTTTTAGGATTTGCTTTCTTTAATTTTTCTAGATAGTCTTGGGCTCTGATTTGATAGATAAGAGCTGCTTCTTTAGGAATACTAGGATCTAATGGTTTGTCGCCCATAACAACTGGTTGTTCTGGTGGTAACTTAGGTTGTGTCGCTGTAGCAGGGGCAGCAGATGTTGATGCTGCTGGTGCAGATTTTGCTGCTTGTGCTGCTTGTGGACCTTTTGGTTTCAAACGATATACGCTATAAGCAACATTACCTAATTCAAACATCAAGCGTTGTGTAGCCTTGCTTAGGTGATTACCGCCTTTTAATTTACCCATCAATCCTGCTCTGTCATTTTGCATTGACTTAGCAATCTTGTCTGCATATCCTTGTACTTGTGTTTTATACTTTGAGTAATCACCGCCGAATGCTCTTACGTACTCGCCAAAAAATTCTTCGATGGCATTCTGTAGTGTGCCTTCATTTTCTTGCTCTGCTATAATTGATTCAAACAAAGCATTCAGACGTTCATAAGAACTTTCCTTCATTGGTTGGTTCTTCATTCCTGCTGCTTTGATGTTTGCTTGTTTTTGTAGTTGTGGTTGTATCTTTTGTGCTACAGTCTGTCTAGGTGTCGCAGTTGTTGCGGCACTTGGTTGCTGTGCTGTTGGAGACTGAGGTTTTTCAGGTTCTTGCGGGGCTGCTGTTGCAACACCCTTGTTTAAATCGATAGTGCCGCCGCGAATACCAGCATAGACAGTGGTTACAAGGTCGTTGACAAAATCTTCAAGAAATGCTTTGTAATATTCTTGATCAGTTATTCCACTACCTGGACGGGCTTCAGCTATCTTTCGATTCATTTTTCTTCCTTAAAGACTTACTAAATCTGTGAGGATCCTTACTCTTTACAGAACTTAATAATTTCTTCTCAAGAATTTCTGCTTTATCCTTATCATAATGGCGGTTAATCAATTCAATCAAATTGATAGCACTAGTGATGATATTGTTGGCTCTGTTTTCGATGATATGTGAAATATCACGATTACTACCAATAGCCTCTAATTCCTCTAAAAGACTTTTAGTTCGCTTTTGCATGGTCGGTTCCTAATAGTATTTATCGGAATTTCAGCCTTTCGACTTTAATGAATTTAGCATGTTTCTGAGTTGCGTACTCTGTACGTCTGCTGTAACGTTTTTAGTCAAGGGTTCTATATTTTCTGTGGGTGCTACTTGATTTACGCCCTTTATTCTAGTCAGAATGTCAGTTCCTGACGGTTGAGCCCTCTGATTAGTATCTTCACCATCATCTGTGATACGTAGTGTTTCCATATCGAATTTCAATTCAATCTTCTGTCCGACGCCCGAACTACTGCGAGTTTTCATCAACTGGATCTGATACAATCCACGCTCACGCATACTGCGGCTAGTAAAGATACCAAAAACGTTATCCGCAGTATTAATCTTACTGATACCACCTGAAATGTGACTATGATCGAATTCGATCTCTTCGACCGCGCTGCGATTCAACTGACTCGCTGTCACAAACAATACGTTCAATTCCTTAGCCAAATTACGCAATTCTTCTGACACATACTTGTCCTTAACGAATAGATCGCTAGGACTGACCTTTGCGCTAACTGGCATAATCAAATCAAGATAGTCAATACACAAGAAATCACACTTCATGCCAGTTTGTATCTGTAGTTCTTTGACGTATGCTCTGATATCGTTAACGTTGCTTTGTGCTGGCATGTACTTGATACGTAACTGACCAGCCTTCTTTGCAACCATCTTGACCTTCATTTCAACATTATCAATGTCTTTGAAGATTTCACGGCTGCTTGTGTCAGTCATCATACTATCAATACGCATACTACACAAGCCTTCACTCAATTCAAGTGTAACATAAACACCGTTGAGTCCATTCTGTACCCAGTTGACTGCTAGATTTTGCATGATCAAACTCTTACCTGAACCTGATCCACCTGCAAAGATTTGTAGCTCGCCGCGATTGAAACCACCATATAGTTTCTGATCAAGTGTTGGCCAGCCTGTGCTGTTCTGTCCGTTGTTTGATTTCAATGCCATCAAACGACCACGAGGATCAGCAAAGTAATCTGTACCCATGTCCTTCTGTAGAGAAATCTGAACAGCATCTTTGATCAGTTTCTCTACAGGTCCATACTCGCCCTTCTCAAGATGATCAGCACTCTTAAGAATAGCCCTCTCAAGTTCTTGTCGTTTAGTAAACTTTTCAAATTCTTCTAGAAACCAATCATAATGACCAGTGTCTAATTCAGGAATCGTATCAATACTTATACTAGTTGTAGCCTTAATTTGAATTGGATCAGGCATAACATTATACTTCTTGCTATGATCCATAATAAACTCTGCAACAGGACGTAACCTACGATCAAAGTTTTCTGGATTCATGATATTCATAACGCGAGTATATAACTCTGCGTTAGTAACCATCATTTGCAAAAACAATGTTTGTACATCAATGTTGTAGTCGTTTATCAAGTTGCTTCCTCTTTATCTCTAACTTAATTTTACTGTTTGTTGCTGATTGCAAAATACTTAGTAATGTTGGCAATTTACCATATTTTATTACTGCATCGTTAACATCTTTAATACCATCATCCCAGTTTGGAATGCTGACATAGAATCCATAATCTAATGCTTTGTCGATGATCTCCATACCAGACTTGTCTTGGTCAGGTACAACGATAATCTTTTTATTCATTTGTTTAAGTATATCGGCTTGCATATCGCTAATTGCGTTTGTAGTTAATGCGCAACCATTGATACACAATGCGTCAAATATACCTTCTACCACTATACATACTTGCCAGTCTGGCTTTTGTAAATCTACGCCGAATAGATAACCACCCTGCTGTTCGCTAATAAACTTGGGCTTACGATCATCAAGATATCTGCTTGTGTGTCCTACTATCTTATTTTCATATGTAAATGGAATAATGATACGATTCGCTTGTCTACCTTCCATGTCTGGCGTACACATAAAAGGATAATCTTTCACATTAACTTTTCTTTTAGTAATATAATCAACAAATATACTATGCTTTGGATCGTCAACACTAATTAATTCTGCTTCAGGCAAATGTGTTTCTTTAAATTTTATTTTCTTCTTTTCTTTTCTGACCTTAACAAAATCAAGTAAATCTTTGTGTTGTAAACTTTCAAAACTCCATTTATCTACTTGTTCTTTATCAACACCACAATATGAAAATAGTGTTCTTGTATTTCTTGTGATAGATTTGCCAAGTACAAATCCACACTTGAATCCACAATTGAAACAATGATAGCTCCAATTATCACCGTCCATACGTATGCCACCGCGACCTCTAGTGTCTGCCTTGTGACCACGATGCTGGCAACAGATAGCATTGAAACTATGCCACCCGCTTTGAGTTAACTTTTTCTTGCCAGGAATTACTTGAAGAATATCAAACACTCAGTAATTATAACAGAGTGTTGTGTAAAAACAAATAGTATTGGTAACTTATCTTGCCAAAATATTTGTTACTGCACCGGTATTGCTTGTGAATACCATGCGTACAAATGGATGAAATCCTTTTACTGTATATCCAAATGTATCTGTTACGTTACTATATGTTGCAGTAGTAATTGGATACCAGTCTGTGCCTTGTTGATTGGTTGTTCCTTCAATAGTTACATCGCCATTAAATTCAGTATAATGTGCTTGTATAGTTAATATAGGATTATCTTCAGTATTGATTATACTACTATAGTATGTGTTAGCATTCGGTAGCGCGTTATCGATACTGTTATTGCTGTCTAAGTTCGGGAACGGTTGTCCAGTAGGAATAGTCACAGTTTCGCTAGGAACAAAACTTGGTAATACGCTGTTGACGATATTGATTTGTCCACGGGCTCCAGCTGCTGGATCTACGAATACCGGGAAATCAAATTCACCTTCTGGAATAGTTAATGAATAATGACACATCTGTGTTTCGATGTTTTCCAATTCTGCTGCTGTTAAAAACAAATATGATATGCCAGTTGCTGGTAATTCAGGAGTTAATGCTTTAGTAATTAATACTTCAGTACCATCGTAATTAATGATTCTACAAGTAATAGTTTTACCAGTAATATCAACTTTTTTCTGTTCCTGGTTCAAGAACTGAAACTGAATCTTGTTATCTACACCTTTGTGTAGCATTAGTGTTTTAGCATAGTTTGGCATATAGGCCCTCGGACTGTTTCCTGTAAGTAGGACTACAATCTGTCTTTGTGTAAAAAGAAATACTGCTGATGAATAATGTACATTAGTAACTGTCACAGATTGTCGCTCCTCATAGTATTTAGTTCATAAAAACTAAAATATTATTATGGGTTAGAATGAGTAAATACTCTGAATTTATTACGATGATATCCAAAGACTTTTTCAAAAAACTCAGCGAAAACCATCCGTTTATAACGGTATGCTCGTACGCCAGTCAAGATTATGTAGGTATTATACAGAACAAGGATGATACCTATACTAGTTTTTATGATTATGGCTCTATCGTCGATCCAACGGCAAAAGAACAATTTTTAAGACTAGGTGACGTTTGGTGGTGGGAAAGTAATAGATTAATTCCTATTAACTTATTTCTTAAAGATGAATGGACTCCATTCAAACCCTATCTAAGAACCTTTAATAATAAAAGTCTTACAATAATGCATGGACCAGTTGTAAGTTTGTCTGAGTTAAGCAAGCGCCGTAGTAAGCGCAAAAGCATCACACTAGTTAAACGTTTACCTTAATTTCTTTCTTCTACGCTTTTCTTTAGCTAAGTCTAGTGAGGTTTTACCCACTCTAGTATCAAAACATACACCATCTAGGTGATCATATTCGTGCTGAAACACTCTAGCAGCAAGACCGTCTAATGTTAATTCGATTGTTTCACCCTTAGTATTCTGATATCTGACATTTACTTTTTCATATCTGTTAACACGTAGCCATAGACCGGGAAAGCTTAAACAACCTTCCAAATCTTTAACTTCACCTTCTCCTGATATAATTTCAGGATTTATGCAGGCTACTAATTTATCCAAATTACCCATAATAAACAATCGTTTATTAATACCACATTGCGGGGCTGCTAGACCTATGCCCTTACTTTCTATCATAAGCACAGCCATTGCAGATACAAGTTCTGTAGGATCTCCGTCTGTTGTAAAATCCCAGGATCTACTTACTTCTCGTAAAGATTTAGCATCTTCGTTGATTATTTTAATGTCCATTTTCTTTTAGTAAATTCATATGCACTACCACAAGATGCGCATAAGCAACTGCGTGTGACTTTTTAAAACTATAAGTTCCTTCTTCTTTTTCCCATATAGTCTTTGCTACTTCTGCCCAGGGTAGTCCTATTAGATGTTTCTTACCGGGTCTAATCACTGCTAGAAACATTGCTAGTCTTGGTATACTATTTACTACTTCGGGCATCCTCTGTAATGAATTATAGTGATTACCTATGTGTATAAGTTTTTCTACAATGATAGGGTCATTCAGCATAGACCATTCAGGTTCTTTCATTAGTTCAATTAGATGTTGTTCGTCTCTAACTTGATTGTATACGTGGACATTCAATAGATCAAGTTTAAAATAATTTCTATTTTCAGCTTCTTCATAATCTATGCTTGATAACTTGTTGATAGGATCATATGGTATGTTAGTGATATATACACCCGTCTGGTGACGTTTTACCTCATTGTTCTTTCTAATAGAGGCAGGCACATGATCTATTAAAGATAATAGTTTATCTCTGTCTCCTAAATCAATATCAATATCACTTTTCATTTTTTGCCCAATGATCGAAAAAATATTCACAATGTTTTTCGTCAAAGCTTAGTCTAGCATCTTCTCCAACATTGATCAATGCATTAGGATTAGATAGGTTTTCTAGAATTATATCTGCTAGTACTCTATTGTTATATGGATTCATATGGCAATGGCGTATGTCGTACACCGTACTAATATATTTTTTTAGTCTTTTACTATTGTCAAGTTCATTATCCATTATATCAACCAAATTGTGTAATACTGCACCTTTTTGCTTACTAATATTAATTTTAGGTTGTCGTCTATCAAAAGCGAGTACGTTAACTAATTGTATTCCATACTTGTCACATAAATGATTTACTTCGTCAAATACATGCTGATAAATGAATAGATTTAAATCGTCATTATAAAGAAAAGGATAAACGTCAATCAATTTCTGTGCGTAATCTGAAGTTTCTTTAGGAACCCAACTTATCTGATTAGGTTCTCTGATATGCGCGATACTTGTTAACTCGTCTGTAAGACCATTCCATCGTCCATAATGTGTGTATAGGAATACGATTTTTTCAAATCGTTTATAATGTTTTAAGAAATTTTCATAGGAATACCATAGTCCGGAACCAGATGCTGCATAACAATGTAATTTTGCGGGAATATCATTAGCCAACCACATTGGCCATGGCAATCGTTTGTCGTTTAAATTACGGTGTTCGGCTGGATTAAGATCAGCCCAACTATCTCCAAATACTCCTAGATTCATAATATATTTCTTATATATTCAAAATCTTCAACAATATATCTAAATCTTGGATCTGTACTTACATCTAAAATATCAATATTATTATATTCTAGTAAACATTCATGTACTAGTGTTCCATAGATCGTATTGTTATATGGGCTTAAATGACAGAATCTAGGATCAGGTGATGGTATAGGGAAAACAATCTCACCGAACGGTTCATTTTCTCGCTGACTTACATCGAATAGATTAAGCAAGCAAGGACCCTGTCTGTTACTAAGGTCTATAACTTGGCCGTGAGGCACATATCTTTCATCACTCATTAATCTAAAGTTACCCTGACTTAATTCAAAAGGCATTAGATTGATTAATTTCTTGTTATTCTTTTTGCATATTGCATTAACATCATCAAAAAATTTTTGATACAGATATAAATTTAAATCATCATTATAAAGATATTCACTTGCTTCTCTAATTGCTTTTGCAGCTTTCTGTAGTGGCTCTGGATAATCAAAGTAGTTGCCAGTGGTTAATTGGCTTAATCCTGAATACTCATCCTTAATACCATTCCATCGCGTGTAATGAGAATATGAAAAAATAATTATATCATATTCTTCGTATGTCTGTAAAAACTTATTGAAAGAATACCATAGACTAGTGCTACTTCGTGCATAATTAGTAATTTTAGTGTTTGATAATTCTTTAAACGTATCCATCCATGGTACTAATCCTTTGCTAGCATCAATAAGATGTGCGGGTGCGCGGTCAGCAAAACTATCCCCGTATATACCTACATTAACCATCAACTCCACCTCAACAAAAACAATATTTCTTTTTCTTCATCAATAATCTCAACTAAACATTTAGGCGGCATACCGGCTATTCTAAACACCCAACTCACAGTATCCTTACTACGCCATTCAATAAACTGACTAATAGAACTAGAATTGTATTTCCTGCCATCTTCATAATAATTTTCTTGTACGTTATCACACAACCATTGTATCATTTGCTGATGGTTTCTGTATGGTAAAACATGTCTACGAACTGCTTTCACTATTTTATTTACCTAGTTAGTCCAAGCTTTTTGTATGCCTCTTGTACAACAACAGCTTGGCGTTCAGCATCTTCAACTGCTTTGTGTGTAGTTACATGTCCGCCGTCTTTGAGTTTTACACCAGCGACTTCAAACAACGTACGGGTATCACGTACAGTATAGAATGGCCATGGTATAGGATTAGGTCGTTCGCTAGTCTGGCGCATACCTGTTTCACAAGCCACTACGTCAAAGGGAGCACCATGACTCCATACTGCCCTACGATTCCATCCTATCTTATATAATTCTTCCATAGTATCTTTAAATGATATGCGCCCATCTTCATTAAATGCTTCATCTAATGCCGCAGGGTTCTGTTGACTCCACCATTTAATAGTATTGTCGCATATGATACGATTATATATCTCTGTTTGATCTTCGATGGTAGGTTTAAATGTCCATCGTTCAGCAACACCCTGTCCATATGGATCGAACCTTACTACGCCAATAGTAAGTATGACACAATAGGGGCTTGTGTCAAGGGTTTCCAAATCTATCATCAAATCATTAGCCATACTTAAGAATATACACTAAAAATTTCTTTTCGTCAAGTATTTCGTAATCATCACTTAGCATACCGTCAATGTTTTCAGTAGGTCTGAATCCATATTTCTCTGTTAACCATTTCATATATTCTTTATGGTCTCTGCTACCCGTTTCTTCTCTAAATTCTAGTTTGAGATTTTTGAGATTAGTCCAATACTTCCAGCGGTTCTTACGCTTTTCCCAACTTTCGTCATCATCGTCAAAGTCTTGGAAGTCTTTAGGGACGTTTACCATTGCTACTCCAGACGTTATCTATTTTACTGACTTCATCAATAACACTTTTATGTAGGTAATTCATTAGTAACGCAGACCTTGCTTTGTCTGTGTTGTTTGGCATACTACTATGCAGTACTCTACAATTGTACATTAGTAGTGTACCCTTAGGCATGTCATGCTGTTTGCAATTATCAAGAAACCATCTGTCAAACACACCGGTATAACATTTCATAATTTCAAAATCACGCTTTTGACTGAATGGAACTAATCCAGTAGCAGCATTATCTTTAGTTACATCTTCAAGTGTAATGATACACTGTATACCTAATAGTCTTTTGTCAAAGTTCCATTTTTCAAATCTGTGCGGAGTATCGACATGAGGGCTTACCCACTGACTACCAGGATTAATAGTGACAGTATCAGTAGCATAAAATTCCATGTTTATAAAATTATTTTGTACGACAGGATCAACCAACTTTTTTATTGATTGAAAGGGTTTATAACTGTCTACAGTTTGGCTCCACCATACGCTGATATCTTCTAGGTTCTTGATATCATCACGCTCGGCATAGACTTTCTTGCTACTGCTAGCACGTACTGGATATAATTCATTCAGTATAGTTTTATAATCTGCTATAAGCAATGAAGGTATGAATCCAGGAAGGATTACATATCCTTCACCTGATTCTAATTTTTCTTTTATTTCTTTACTCATTCTACTTTTAAACTAAACCATATCGCATCTGTTTCATCCTTAAAACAGAAATCCATATATTCTTGACAAACGACAGTACTAAATTTATCGCCGGGCAATCCAAAATACTCAATTGCCGTAGCGCAAATTTCATTCCAATTTTGATTATAACTTTGCCAGTGAATCCTTACACGGTATTTATTATCTTCAATAACCACCGGCATTTAGTAATTCCTTTATTTCAGATATAATGTTTGATTGACGCTTGAACTTGATTGCCCACTGCTCTGGATTGATATAGTCGAGAATCATCTTCTGTTGCGTAACATCCAGACTTTCTATAAACTGAATACCGCTCTTACTCTGATATAATATCCAGGGGCTTATTTTACCCTTGACTATCTGATAACATATTTTGTTTTTGTTACCATAACGGAATACATCTTTTGTTTGTATCTTGAATTCTTCTGCTAATAAAACAGTAGTCTCTATGCTTCTAGCAATAGCATCTAATGGATCTTCTGTCTTTGAATAATCAATGATAAACTTTGTGTAGTTTGAGTCTTGCGCCCAAGTATCAATGCTTATATTATTTTTCAATAACCAATCAGCATATCGATTGACATTTAAAACATTAACAGTAGCGCAATAGTTTCCAAACTTTACAAAAGCAATGTAATATGCTGACTTAACAAAGTCATCATAAGTGCGCTTCTTTTTACTGTTGGAGTTTTTATTATAGAATTGTAACCAAGTTTGAAAACCTATACGGTTTGCCTGCTTATCTTTATCTTGATAGCGTCTTTTATTTTCACATACGTGTTTTTCTATGGTAGTTTCTCTGACGAATTCGCGACCACAGAAATCACATTTATGCTTACCAGTTTCCTGATTGCTCTTCATAAATTCTAATTTCTTCATCGGTTACTAACTCATTCAATACTTCAATCTCATCGATTTTTAAGTTAGGGAACTTCTCAGCCAGATACATCTTTCTTTTTTGTTTGGCTACGAACAGTTCTGATACTTCAGTCAACGCAGCATCATCAGCTTTTGGATAGATTTTTTTATAATAGTCTTTAATCTCTTTTACTTTAGGTAAAGTTTTTAGTTTTGAAACACCAGCTGGGATATGCGGTATCCACTGATGATACTGTTTACCCATGCCCGGACTTGCAGCACATAACATCAACCATTGTAGTTTAGGATGTTTTTGTACACTTTCATTGAACATATGTTTGTTAGCATGATAGTCCGTACTTTGCAAATAATAATTCTGTAGGTCATGACTGCCCTTTACAGTACTGACCCACATTAACATCATGTAAGGTACAAACTTTTTCTTTTGCTCTTCAGTTAGACGATCATAATAGTCATAGTCCTTTTTATCAATGGCGGCTATGGCTTCGAACAAGTCAAAGTCTATTTTGTCAAACTTTTCGTCAGTGGGTGTTTTTGCTTTCGCCATACTCTTCTACTTTAGCATTACTGCCCCATACATTCAAGGCATATTCTTCCGCTTCATTACGTGACTCAAATAGCATAGGTTCAAGATGAAACTTGCTATCACCTTGAGTTACCCATAAGAATTCTCCATCAGGGAAAGGAATCTTTACACCATACTTCATGATCGTAGATTAGTGAATGTAATAATCTTGGCGATTTCTTCACCTAAATCTTTATCGTCTGTAACGATATGTAGATGGTGTTCATAATGCTCAGTTTTCTTGTGATATGTTCTTTGCTCAATAACATATCCACCATCAGCACGATGAACAGTAAAGTTCATACCATGACCACCTATACCAGAAGTTTTTGACGATGAAGTGATCATATCGTGTGCTTTTACTTCCATAATCTCTTCATTCAATACTTTTCTAATATTTCTACCTAACCAACGATAAAACCTTTTCATATTTTTACCTCAGAATACTTGATTGTAATCAACGATTTCGCAATTGCGGCTTATCTCTTTGACGAAATAAACACAGCGCGGCTTCTCACCATCGTCAATAGGTACACACAAGAACTGACCATTACGCAATCTAGGAGCATACCATGTAACCTCGTGATAGATATCTACGATTTCGATTGGAAGAAAACTGGGACTAAATGAAGTTAGTGGATTATATTCAAATGCACTAAACCCACGATCATTCAAACTGCTCAATGGAAGAGTTTCAAGATCACCATGTTCCTTTTCACCGATTAATATTTGCCAATCTAGTGGCATTTTGATATTACGATCACCTATCTTTAATACTAATGCAGGGGCATTAAAGCTTTCTAAAAAGATCAATGGGATATAATGATAATCTACATTTTGAGGATTGCTATTATCCAATATAGCAAAACGCAAATCATCTATTTCGTCTGGGAGTGTTTCTAAATTATAATATTTGTTTTCTAATGTTAATATACGCATGTTGTAATTTTACTACAGTTATTTTTAATAGTCAAGCTTTTCGATGCTAAATGGATATTTTGCTTCCTTATAATATGCCTTACGTTGTGTCAAGTGACGTTTGGCAAACTTACAATCGCTAGTAATATCCCAAATCATTACGTGATCTTTGTCCTCAGCCTTACGAATGCCTCGACCAATACTCTGAATGACACGTACAAATGATTTACCGGGCTCGACCAATACCAAATTGAAGATGCGAGGTATGTTAATACCTACCGCAGCAACACCATATGTTGCTACGATAATTTTGTTATCACTAATTTTGACTTCATCGTATTCTTCTTTACGCTCAGTCAGTTTAGTTTCGCCGCTAATGAATACGCTATCTTTCAAACGTGATACAAGTTCACGACCAGCATTGACACGATCAACAAGTATCAATGTGTTGCCAGTATCCTTGATTTTATCAATGAGTTCTGCGATCTTGTCCAGACGTTTCTCATCTTCAAGCAAATGTTTTAATTCACTTTGATAGTTGGTAAACTCAACACCGTCCTTCAATTGTACAATATTGACATGACATTGTGCTAGTACACCTTTCTCTTGTAGTTCAGCAGCACTTAGTTTACCAATGACAGGACCTAGACTTACAAGCAACGATACTTGTTCATAAGGAGCCTTAGGAATAGTTCCAGTCAGTCCCCAACGAATAGGAATATGACTGAAAGGTCCAGTCAATAGTGACTTCAATGCATCAGCCTTAGCCATATGCACTTCGTCAACCATGATACAAACAACATCTTCGATAAACTCTTTGATGTTGACTTCTGCTTCGCCTGCTTTAGTATTCTTCAATAGATTGTTTAGGCTCTGCCAAGTACAGATTGTATGCTGTTTGTTGTACTCTTTACGATCACCGAAATATACGCCAACATCTAATCCAAGATTGATATAGTCTGCTTCAGTTTGTACTACAAGACTTTTGTTTGGTACGATAACAATACTGCGACCATATTGTTCTACTGATTTAGATAGTGCGGCAGTCATAATAGTCTTACCAGCACCCGTTGCGACTTCTTGAATGCATTGCGGGTTCTTCAAAAAGTTATTGACGATCTCTACCTGATAGTCACGCAACATGATAGGTTTGCCTTCTTCAACGTGACCTTTTGGCCATAATTTGTCACTAAATGAATCTTGGGACACTTCAGTAAAACTAAAACTTGTTTGATATTCACGTAAATCTACTAATTCAATATCATAGTCATACTCTTCTAATATTGGTACAATATCTGGAATCAGATTGATATAAGTACTACCCGCAAGACTGCAATAACTTACCTTACCGTTCCATCTACCAAGACGGACAGCAGGTAAGTAACGTGCACCGGGTACTTCATGCTCAAACTTACGCATGAGTGCCTTGCGGCAGTCTAACTCAAGACCTTCGATCTTGCAGTTGACTTCATCCTTGATTATTATTTTTGCTTCTCTCATTATATAATTCTATTAAACATTTCTCACATAAGCAATCATTATATTTGTCTGTTTCATCCAATCTTACATATGGTAATTTAAAACACCAACACTCGTTGCCATTACGATTGCAAGTAAACTCTGTTTGGCAACGTTGACATACTATCTGTCTCATCTTATCTTGACTGGTCGACTATTCTTAAGATATATGATCTTACCATAATGATCACTAATATTATTAAAACTATTCCAACCTTTATGTGTTTTTAATAAAACGCTGTTTTGCAACATTTTATCCTTTGCTGGGCTGCAAGTAATACCGTTATCTAATAATAATAGTTTAACATCGTTGTTAAGTTCTTTACTATATAATAAATCCCTTGCTGTAAAGACATGCTCTACTTTGAGATTCTTCAACCAGATAGCAATATTTTCCAAATACTCACTATCAATTTCTGTTACATACTCGGCAGCAAACTTTTTGTAGTCATCTGTTATTAAACTATCATCTATTTTAATACCATACTGACTTAACTTGTAAAATGTTTGGGGATCATCGTTTAAATCGATATCCTTGATTGCCTCATACAATGAACTGTTTAGAGAAACGACATACAAGTTATTATTAATTTTTACCAGTGTAGGTTCCCAATATTTTACGGTGATATATTGGTTAACAGTATCAAGTATCTCTTTTACCTTATCACAATATACGATAGACTCGTAACATTCGTTAACTGTTTCAATAGCAATTTTTAATTGATATGTAGTGAATGGTGCTTCATATACTCTTTTAGTCTTATCCCAGACAAAATCATTTAGTGATAGTTTACGAAACTTCTGAATGAATTTATTATTGAATGGTGACTTTATAGTAATAATACCATCATTAATGCTAACCTGCGCATACAAATATTCTTGTTTTGTTTCTACTACGGGCACTCGCCACGGCAACTGATTTAATAAAGTTACATCGTGATTTAATTTAGTCAGTTGACGTTGGTATTTTGCTAGTAACTTATTGAAAAGTTTATCCTGATTACTAGTAACAGGCTTATCTACTATCGTTTGTTTTATATTATTAAAGAAACCATAATCTTTTTTACTGAGGTGCACATAGCCTGCAACCATGTAATTGATAAGTTGATCTTTAGTTTCAAACATATCGAATATTATATCACCATGATTAAATCATTAAAAGTAAAAAGGAGAGAGGACCTTTTCGGTCCTCTCGCCTTAGCGGGTAACGGAGTATCAAGCCCGCTTCATGACAGTACTCTCAGCAAGATTGCGCCAGTTATCAGCACTCACCCTGACCAGATCAGCAATCTTGAGCGCCATACGCATAGACAACTCACGCAGACGCGACTTGTTGTCCCACATGAATTGGAGCACTTGATCAGCCTCACCATTTTCAAAATGATAGTCGCGGAACAGACCACCGTCAGTATCACGATGCACCTGCTTGATACGCAACAACTTGTCACGCTCCGTATCAATCGTCAAGTCAAGAAAGTGACAGCGCGACTGCAACGCCTCAAGATGATCCTGCAACTTCTTAGACTTCAAATTCTCAAACTTAATGTTCGTAATGAAGATGCATGAACCGTTGAAGTCAAACGCATCGGGGATGCCCTCTCGTCGCAGCATATTGCTATCGCTGTTCCAGTAGATGCGACGACGCTTACCACTGTCAAGAGCAGCCTTAAGAATGTTGAGTGACAAATCGTCCATCAACACGCTATCGCAATCGTCAAACACCAGTACGTGATTCTTGTCGCTATGCTTGAACAGACACGCATAGAGACCAAGCGCCGTCATAGCACCCTTGACAACTTCATATTTGAGATTATTACCAGAAAGACGATCAAACATTGACGCCTTCTCTAACTGCTGCTCAACACCGAACGACTTACCAACGCCCGGGGGACCACTGACGATCATTGCGCGAATGCCGCCGTTCGTAGTCGCCTTAGCCATTTCATCAAGAATCGCAAAACGTGTTGCGATACGATTCATAGCCTCATCGTCAGTCTCAACTGCCGCGACAGTAGCGGGCACTTGTGTAACAACCTCAGTCATATTACCCTCACCAGATGTGAATTCAAAATCATGTTGATCCTCAACCTTGATACGAATCAAGTGACTCTGATTGGGGAACATATTACCGTTTTCAACAGTAATGAAGTTACCCTTCTTACCACTTTGCAAACCCTTGATCAACTTGAATTGCGTATTGATCACAGGAATGTTGCGATACGAACCATTCTTAACAAGAACAACTGACATATATAGACTCCGTTAGTCAATCAATCAATATAACTATTATAGCAATTTGCAGGAAAATTGCAACAACTAAAAGGCTTTAAGAATCAACGACTTACGATACCAAAAATCTCGTTTTTCAGCTGGGAAACTGTATCGTGCGGAACGTAAAAGTCCGTAGTAGGATCCCAGTACTGTCCTGCTTTCGGGTCATAGTACAACACAGCACCTGAGGGGTAGAAGAAAGGACCTTCCAAACCTTTTCGGGGTTGATACTTCTGCTCACGCTCACTCAGTACACGATATCCCATATTAGCCCCAATCCTTGAAAGTACCAGACTCTACTTGTTCCGTAAAACCCGTGTTATATTCAAGAATTTCCTCGTCGGTCATATCATCTTCAGTGACCAACTCACTAGACCCTGTAGCACCCTTGTAATAGTGGGGCTTGAAGGGGCGACGATAATATGCGTCAGCCGATCCACGATCATAAGGGCCGCCATGTCGCTTGTCCATCTCGTTTCTCCGTTCGTTCATTATGTAGATAGTATGCGCCCAAACCCATATAAGGTCAAGCCTTTTTCCCGCTTTTTACACAGGAAAAAGGCTTTATAAATCAATAACTTACGTAACCTTAGGGTTTTACTACGTTCGAACGGGCTATTTTTCTTTCATTGTACCAGTCTACATACATTTCTAATGCATCCTGACTGTGCAATGGTAAATTCAAGTGATTATTTAAATTAGTGTATTCTGTTGTAAATGTATCTTGACCGTAAAATAGATTATCCAAATTGATTACATATGGATTTTTTGTTGCTTTGTAGTTGTCGTATATTGCCTGAAATTCTGGGCTTGGAGTTATTCCGACTGGTGTTGGATAACCATGATTGCTTTCTTTAAAATCTTCAATAACGTATTTTAAATTTGGACTTAGTTCGACAATTAAGTAATTTACTTTAGTCATAGAACCAATGTGCTTGTTAATTTCAGTCATCATATCGTCATGATTTCTAGGGGTAAGGATGGTTGTATAGTTATCATGTGATGTTGAATTTAAGAAATTTTCTATACGCAATCCTTCAGTAAAGACATGATTCTTATATTTCAAGAAGGTAGCGTGGAAATTACCCCAACCACCATTTTTCCAAACTGCATTTTTAAATGAGTAACTATCTTTTCTAGAAACGATAGTACTGATATCTACATCAGGGTGATGTATAGGATAAGTTTTACTGTCTAATGATAGTAAAAACTGCAGGAAGTGACCTGCATGTCCTGGCCAAAAAAGCAAAATATTAAGTGTCTTTTCCATACTAGTATTTATTATTTTTCTAAGAAATTTGCGGATGTAAAAAAGCCCCGTTTCCGGGGCTTTTTATTATTGGCCAGTGATGTCAATATAGATTTCTTTATCTGCTGCCGCACGCCTCAATTTCATGCCGGGCTGACAGAAAATTGCCGTTTCGACAACTTCTGTTAGCTTATTACTCCAACCACGTTCACCTGCAAATTGTGAGGCAAGACTTTCTAAAAAAGTTTTGTCAACACTAACAGTTAAGCCTTGCGGAGTTTGATCCTGTTTCAATCTGAAACCCGCTCTAAACAAATCGACCAAATGCCATTGTTTCATATTCAGCATAGTTTACTCCTTACTTCTTCAATTCGTCAACAATACGATTTTGTTCCAATTCTAACATAGATACACGGGCTTGATACATTCCGTATATCATCCAAAGCAACACTCCTGTTAGAAAAATAACAATACCGTATTTGGGTGAAAGATAATCAAGAAACATTACAGTTCCTGCACCGGCAGCTAATCCGCCAAAAGTCTGTAAAAACGCTTTAGTACGAACATTCATAAAAAATACTCCTTTGATTTATTCAACACAAGATATAGTTTATATGACACAAGATATTGTGTCAAGCCACTATTATCATTTTTGGGTAAACCCGCAAATGCATACACCATTTACGAATTTATGATCGCATTCATCTTCAATTTGAATTGCTTTGTATAATTCTGGGATTAGTTTTTGTAAGTTTGGATATTTGTTCTGATCTACAATTGACATATCTTCTATGCCAACTAAAACTTGTTGAATTAAAGTTCTATGGTCTGACACTGTTAAATGATTCTCCATCATTGTTAACTGTCTCATTAGGATTATTAAATCTTTCTCCAGTTACACAAATGAAGTAAAAATTTGTTTGTCCTATATTTCTAACACGATGATAGGTATTTGCAGGTATAGTAACGACACTACCAGGTCTTATTTCATACATCTGCTGATCAAGTTGTATATCACCCTTTCCTAGTATGACATAGTATACCTGATCGTTATCAGGAAAAGTTCTGCCTTCAAGTTCACATTCTGGCTTAATGCTATATGTTTGTAAAACTGTATTCTTGCCAAAATTGTTTTGAGTTACGGTGTAAAATTCGTTTTGATAAACTACTTCACCACCTGCATCTAATACATATTTAATGTTATGTTCCATATTCTACCTATAGCTAAGTGCAACTAACTTATCGATTTCGTTACGAACAGTACTTATACAATCACAAACGCATCCAAATTTACTTCCAGTTTTTATTTCTATAAATTCGGGATTGTGTATGCGAATTTCTACTTCATGTCCGGAGTAACGGAAATAAAGGCTTCGATATTTAAAATATCTTTTCTCATCCTTTATTTGTATAGTGTTTTCTAGGTAATAACTTTGATTAATGTAAGACGTAATAAGGTCTGTGATGATATCTAGTGTCATTTAACTTACCGTGATATCTTCCATGCCGGCTGTGCGTAGACGAACAATATGGCCTAGTTGCCATTGCTTGCTATCAAGACCCTTCATAATACCCAACCACTTGTTACGCAAAAGTGCTACCTCGTTGATTAGTACTTCAAAGTCAATAACTTCATCTTCGCCGTCAACATACTTTTCTGCGTCACGGCTTGTCAATGCTCTATTATAACCTTCTAGATATTTCTGGAAATACTTGCGTCTCAACTTACGCAATTGTATGTTGAGATAATTTAATACTGCCTCAATCTCTTGTAGTTGATTAAAACGTTGCTCAGTAATGCCAGGTAAGTTTGAGATATTCTTTTCTACCTTTCCACCTACCCGGCAATCATATTTAGCTTGATCTAACTCTGCTTCATAATGTGCTATGAAGTCAGGGATTACGCCTAAATCAGTTGTGATTCTGGTATACCAGTTCATTCATCACCAATTGTCGTCATAATCCTCTTCTTCTTCCTCTTCCTCGTAATCTTCCTCTTCGTCCTCTTGTGATGCAACATAATCTTTCAATGCTTCTATCACAACAGTATCACGACGGAACTCTGCCTTGATATCTGCTGCTTCATAGTCGTTGTCAATCAATACATTGATCAATGATTCGGCGGCATAAGGAAGATTGTTTTCATCCATTTCGCTTTTCAATGCACGCCATACTTCGGCTACAAGTGTAATACTCATCTGTGTTATTCCTCCACAACAGAATTTGTATTACTTATCTTTGTCTGACGATTTTGATATTCTGACATTACTTTGTCGAGACAACCATCTTCATTGCTTTCCCAACCTTTGCGGAAGAACTTGATAACTTCTCCACTATCAGTTGTATAGACAAGACGATTACCTTCCTTCGTCAAAATATTTGCCTTCTCAAATAGATCAAGCAAACCACTATATGGGTTCATGCCAGTCTCATAAGGAATCTTGACTTGAACACTTTCAAATGGCTTTGCGTAACGTGTTTTCATTACCTTACAGGCTGAACGAATACCACGCACTTCGCTGATCTTGTTGCCTTCATCATCTTCCTTGAGTTTGAGTTTCTTCATAGCAACAACAATACTTGAAGCATAAATGAAGCCTTGACCACCACTGATCTTGTCATCTGGATCAAACATATCTTGTGATGCATAAGTGTGATTAGTTGCGACTAATCCTACGTTATGACTACCAAACATGTTGACACAGTTGCGAACAAGACTAGTGAGTGCTTTAGGCTTACGACCCATGTCACCCTTCATATCACCTGCTTCAAACTGATTGACATCAGTTGGAGTCAACAACATACCAAGACTGTCAATGATAAACAATACCTTCGGCTTATCATCCGCTGGTAAAAGTTTATAATTTTTCATAAACTCACTAATAGTCTTAGCAACGTCATCAATCATTGCCATGTTTAGTTTCAATAGTTTATCTTCACTGGTATCAACACCTAGTGCCTTCAACCAATCTTCATCAAGTGCGTTTTCAGTATCAACCAATACAACGAAAATGCCTTGCTGTTGTGCGTGACGAACAAGATTGCCAGAACAAATATATGATTTGCCTGAACCAGATTCGCCTGCGAACACAGTTACCTTACCTAGCGGGACTCCCTTGTTAAAGTCTCCGCTAATAAGATAATTGAGAGCGTGGTTACCGGTACTGACCCAATCAGTAGGATCATTGAAACCAATACTGAGACCTTCAATACTTTTTGTAATGTCTTTTCTAAATTTTGATACATCGAATGGTTTCGCCATGTTACTTTACTACCTTTGCTTTGACTTCAATATTATCACGACCAATAGCCTTTAGCCAAGTATTCAATCTTGCCACTACTACTGAATCATCTTTTGGATTATCAAAACCTAGACTGATATCAGCGATTGTGTCACCGTTACCATTATCTGAACTGCGGTATGTCATACTAAAATTTTCGTTAGTTGTATTTTTAGCCACGATGGCCTCCTTATTTCAAAATATTTCGTTTTGCTATTCTATCATTGAATGCTATTTTGTCAAGCATATCAGGACAACTGTCCGCGATACGATCAATTTCATAGTCATTTGGATAGTGTCGCAATGCACCACGCGCACGATCACGAACGATGCTCGGCACCCTGGGCGTCTTGCCCGGATCGCATAATTCCTCAAGTAATTTCTTACCCTGCTTTAGTGCGCGGTATCTTTCGTCTGGTAGTGTCATGGTAGTTTCCTCAGTTTAGGAGAGGGGAGAGTTTTACCTCTCCCCAGTACTTTTTAAGCCTTCTGTTGACGGGCACGAATCATTGCTAGAATGTCTTGTGCCTTATCACTTGAAGTACTCTTAGGAACAACTACGGGTTCACTTGCCTTAGTCTCTACTTCTTCGTCCTCAACTACTGGAGCCGACTTTGCTGAAACAGTAATAGTTGATGTTTCAGTAACGGGCTTTTCAGCGCCAGCTGGAGCATCAAGACCATATGGACGATAGTATGCGCCCCACTTATCATTATCATAAGGCTTACCATCTACTGAAGCCTCAAACATTTCCTTGATAACACGCAATTCACTTTCGCTTGGCTTCTTGGGTAAGAAGTCAGCAAGATTGAATAGACCATGTGCATCAATAGCAGCCTGTTCTGCTTCAGTTAGTGGGCTTTCACGGCGTGACCAATTTGATGTAGAATAGTCAGCATAACCGCCCTTGCTGGTCTTCTTAATATTGAAGTCAAGACCACGCAAATAATCAGTTGGTAATTCTTGAATTTCGGGATCCATCAAACTTGCTTTGATGATAGTGAAAATCTGCGGACTGATAACCAATCTACGAATTGGGTTTGCAGGAGTTGCATCGTTACCGATTGGGTTCTGACGAACAAAACCTTGAAACAAATAACTACGCTTCTTCCAATACTTGTTAGCCATTTCTTTGAGAGTATCATCTTTGTACCAAGGACGAACTTCTGCCAAGATAGGACAATTGTCACCATACATTTCTACGCATGGAACTTGTACAACTACTTGCTTGTGTTGTGGATCACCCTTGACACCATTGAATGGCAACTTGATGATCTGACGTTCTACCCAGAAGAATGTATTCTTATCATCTGCGTCTGGAAGAAAACGAACTGTAGCAGTAGTGCCTTCGTCCATATTCCAGTGTGGATAGATTGCGTTATCTGATTGAGTACGCTGACCTTGACCTGTTTTCTTACTTTCTTGTGCCGCGATACGGGCACGGATATCTGCTAGACTTGCCATATATAATCTCCTATTGTAAAAATGCCTATGTTGAGCCTAAATGTGTTTTATGTTGAGTTGTCTAGGAGACAACTAACACATACTGATATTCTACACGAATATCAATGTGTGTCAATAATACTTATACCCTATTGAAGAGTAAAATATATTATTTTATTGTGTAATGGGTAAATTACTTTTTGACAATTCTTAGAATGGCTTCGAGGTCATCTTGTCCCTCTTTGACATCTTTCTTGTGTGCTTTGTCCATTGATTTGTTCAATGCCTTTTCGGCATCTTTAGCAGTATCTTTGCTTTTGGATGGTGTTGCCTTACTACCTTTAGCGTATGGGTCACCATCTTCACGACTACCCTTATGACCTTCGCTATCCATTTCAGTAATCGCTTCACCTGCTTCGATTGATTCGCTTGCGCCAACTAATTTACCACGTAGGTTCTTTTCATTTTTACCTACTGGTTCAGTTGGACCTAATTGACCTGCACGTTTTTGGTTAGCGTCTAAACCTTCGTCAACTTCTTCTATGCTCAAACGACCAATTACGATTTCTGCAACTTCATCAACGTCTAATTTATGTGGGTTGTCCATCATAGTTTGATATTCAGAAATAGCACGATAAACATCATCTATAGTCAAACCTTCTTCACCGCCTATGCTGTCAACGATCTGATCAGCGACTTCTTGACTTGGGCTGAAGCCTTCATCCAAATCAAATGCTTTTAAATTTGATTTTTCAGTTGAATCATTGTGCGCTAATGTTTCTGCGCCTGGCGCTTCGTCTAACATTTCTTCAGCAGGTTCTGCTAATGTCTTTGTTGTTTCATCTTCTACTTCTGTTAGTGAGTCTGCCCATTCTTCTAGTGCTTTTACTTCGCTCATCTCTGTGATATTCTTTGATAGTCTGTTTAATATTGGCAATACACTTTCAATGCGTGGGTCTAATTTTTCTTGTACGAACAATTCATTCAATGATGTATTGTCCTCTGATTCTTCATTCAATACAGGTGTATAACTTTCAAAATATTTG